TCTATTCGTGCAGTAAACAAGCCAAACCGAGTAATCTTGGTAATGAATCCATCATACAAGTCGCATTGGATTTATAGCAGATTTGTAAAGCAAAAAACAGGCAATTGCACCTACATACATACAACCTATTTAGACAATCAGCAAAACCTTTCGCAATCCTTTATTGACCAAGCGCAAAGGGTTAAAGCGGAAAATCTACACAGATACGAACATTTATTTTTGGGTAAATGGTTAGACGATGCCGAGGGTTTATTGTGGTCCAGACCTTTGCTAGAAAAAATAAGAGTTGCAGCCAAACCAATATTGGAACGCGTGGTAATTTCAATCGACCCGGCAATATCTGCTAACTTAGATTCTGACGAAACAGGCATAATGGTACTTGGCAAGGATGGTCAAGGCAAAGGTTACGTTTTGGAGGATTTGTCCGGTAAATATTCGCCTAACGAATGGGCAAAGGTCGCAAGCCAAGCGTTTAAAAACTGGGATGCCGAATGCATAGTAGCTGAAAAGAATCAAGGCGGCGACATGGTAGAAAGCGTTTTAAGGTCGCAAACAACGACCGCAAGAATTAAGCTAGTAACCGCAACCAAAGGAAAGTACGTCCGTGCAGAGCCTATTTATAGCCTTTACGAGCAAAATAAAATCTACCATGTTGGCAGTTTTCCAATACTTGAAAGGCAAATGGTTACATTTAACCCAGAGAAAGGTAAATCGCCAGATAGAGTCGACGCAATGGTTTGGGGGTTTACTGAATTACTGTTAACTGGTGGAGATTTTTGGCACGTTTAGGTTATCCAATGAATTTTTTATATTAATGTTCTATTTTTACAAAAAAAGACGCACGGAATGAATTACATTGACCGCCTTAAATCCCTAGTTGGAATTAGCAAAAAAGACGCGACATATTTAAACGCCGTTTTCCCTTATTTGGGTAACAACGTTATTTGGACCGCACCAACAACGCAAAATTTTATTGAAAAAGGACTGTATTTAAACTCAGACCTTTACTCAATAATTAACTTAATCATTAACAAACTAGCGTCCGCGCCAATCGTAACCTACGAAGTAAAGGACCAAAAAGCGCTAAATTACTACAAATCAATGAGCGCCTCGATGCCTAATTCTGGCTCGAAATGGTCAGCGGAAAAGCTAAAAACAAAAGCGCTAGAAGAAGTAAGCATTCCAGAATTGGACCGCCTACTAAAAAAACCAAATGAATTTCAAACGTGGGATAACTGGATTAAAGAGGTAGCGGCATTTCGTTTAATTACCGGCAACGCTTATATGTACGGCTCACGCCGTGGAGGTCAAGAAAACGCGCCTATTATTGGCCTATATTCTTTGCCATCGCAATACATGGAAATAATTTCCGGAGGTCTTAACCAGCCGATAAAAGAGTACCGACTAACGTACAACGGTTACGAGCGCATAGATGCGGCAAACGTTGGGCATTTAAAAAATATAAATCTAAGCTACACGGCTGGAACGGCTAACCACCTTTACGGTGCTTCACCTTTACGTTCCGCAGTTAGAGACCTCACAACGTCAAACGATGGCAAACAGGCGCTTTTATCTATGCTGCAAAACATGGGCGCTAGAGGTATACTAACCGGAGACGGTAGCGTTAACATTACAAGAGAGCAAGCGCAAGGGTTAAAGGAGGATTACGCGCACAACTACCAAGGCACAAGCAAAGCGGGCGACGTAATTATTACGCCAGCTAAATTGTCATGGGTTCAGATGGGAATGAATGCCGTTGATATGTCAATTATTGACACGCAGAAAGTAATTTTAAGGTCTTTGTGCCGCGTTTACGGCGTTGACGCTAAGTTACTAGGCGATACAGAGGCAAGCACATTTAACAACGTAGAAACGGCTTATAAAGCGCTTATAAATAACGTGGTTAGACCGCTACACGTTGAAATTAGAGACGTGCTAAATAATTGGCTATTGCCAAGCTACGGTAATAAAAATCTTTTTTTGGATTTTGATTACATGGCCTACCCGGAGATGCAAGACGATATGGACAAATTGGTTACCCAGTTGTCTGCGGCTTGGTGGTTAACTCCTAACGAAAAACGCGCGGCAATGAACTACGGCGAGTTTGAAAACGACCTAATGGATAAACCATTTATACCACAGGGATTAATGACCTTGGATGAATACGGAGCAGCGCCAATAGATAACATTGATAACGTTGGGGACTATGCCGAGACCAACGCGTAAAGATTTAGCACTTGCCCGGCAGTTAGATGCGTTGCAAAGGAGGTACGAAAAGCGTTATGAAAAGCAAATTTTTACCGCTTTAAAAAAGCAATTAGCGCCTTATCTAGCAGCGATTAAACAAGCGGATGCAAATATTAACCGTTTTGATTTAATTTCTCCAGCACCATTAGCGGAAACGATGGAAAACCTTTACGTTGTTTCTGGTGTAGCGTATGCGGATGCAATGTATACGGCTATACAACCACCAAACAAAGCAACACGCGAACAACTGCGGGCAAAGTGGAGAGATTATATGAAGCGTTTTGCAGTTACCAACCTTTCCGGGTTATTACTTGACATAAACAGGACGTCAGTTAATATAATTGAGCGAATAGTTTCCTCTGGTCTACGCGAAGGAAAAGGTATACCGGACATTGCGCGAGCAATTGAGCAAAGCGTTGCAACTATCTTTAACAATAGAGCCAAATTAATTGCAAGAACAGAAATGGTAAAGGCAACCAACACGGCTGCAATGCAATCCTCGGCAACGTCGGATTTTATGTATGAAAAAAAATGGATACCAGCAACAGACGACAGAACGCGAGAGGACCATTTAGCTATGCTAGATTCTGACTGGATACCCTTTAACGATTTGTTTATTGTTGGCGGTTTTGAGATGGACCGACCGGGAGACCCTAGCGCACCAGCGTCGCAAGTTTGCAATTGCCGGTGTAAGGTTGTGTTTAGAATAATGCGAGACGTTGACGGCTTACCAATGCGAAAATAAATTTATTGGTTTGCATTTTTTTTTAACCCTTTTATTTTTACAAAAAAAGCGCAATGATTTACAAGAATATAAGCCAAGGAATAATCGAAGATGTAGACGACGTTAAAGGCGTTGTGACGGGTTATTTTTCCGCGTTTAATAACATAGACTCAGACGGAGACGTTATCGTTTCTGGGGCCTATAAAAAGACCGTAGCGGAAAACGGACCTAACGGTAAAAATAGAATTATGCACCTACTCCAGCATAACCCATTGATGCCATTGGCAAAACCAATGGAGTTAATTGAGGATGGCAAAGGTTTACGTTTTGTTTCTAAGATTACCGAAACTAGCTACGGTAAAGACGTAATTAAGCTTTATTCCGAGGGCGTTTTTAACGAGCATTCAGTAGGCTTTGAAATTATCAAAAGCGATAATAAGGCGGGTTACAGGGAAATTCGAGAAATTAAACTTTGGGAAGGTTCAACAGTAACATGGGGAGCAAATCCAAACACGCCAATTGAATCAATGAAAAGCTGGGATAAGCCAAAGAGCGAGGAAATGTTGTCTAAATTCTGCAACATTTTACGCAATGGTGACCTTACCGACGAATCAATGATTCAACTTGAAATAGGATTAAAACAATTACAAAATCACTTGGTAGAATTGGAAAGTAAGTCAGTTGAAATCGTGGAATCCGTGGAAACACAATTCAAAAGCGAGGAAGACCCGACAATTGCAATGGCTATCGAATTCGAATATTTTCAAAAACTTAAAAAATTTATTTAAAACAAAATGGAAGCTATCAAAAATCAATTAGATTCAGTATTGGCTAAATTGGAAGGCAACGAGGCGTTGATTTCCGACGTAAAGTCAATGAAAGAAGCTGGCGAGGAATTCAGAAAGAATCTTTCTGCTGAGACCGTTAAGCTAAACGAAAAGGCAAGCGCTTTGCAAGCACAACTTGACGTTGTAGACGCAAGAACGCAAGCCGGTTTCGAAGGTGCTAAGAAAGGACAGAATTTCTCTAGCGAATTAGAAAGAGCATTTCAAACAGATGCTTTTGGAAACTACAAAAACGGAAACGCTAACAAAGTTAAGTTGGACCTTGAATTGAAAGGCGCTGACATGACCGTTGCAAACGCTTACTCTGGTGAAGTTATCCCAGCGGACCGCGTTCCAGATTTGAAGTTCGACCCTAACAGACGTATTCACGTTCGTTCCCTTATTCCAGTTGGACAGACCTCTAGCAATCTAGTTCGTTTCGTTCGCGAATCTGCTTACGACAACGCTGCTGCTCCAACCGCTCAAGGTTCTGCTAAGCCTCAGTCAGATTTCGATTTGACCGCAGTAGACAGAAACATTCGTACAATCCCAACTTTTATGAGATTGACAAAAGAAATGTTGGACGATACTCCGGGCCTTATCGCCTACTTGTCTAGCCGTGCGCCTAGCAAATTGTTGAACGTTGAGGATACTCAAATCCTTTACGGTTCTGGTTCTGGTCAAAACTTGCACGGTGTTGCAACCGACGGTTCTGCTTGGACAACTGTATCATTCGGCGCTCTTATAAACAGATTCGACGTTCTTGCTGCTGCCGTAGTTCAAACTACTAAGGACGAATATGCACCTAACGCAATCCTTATTAACCCTAGCGATTACCTTGCTTTGGTTTCTGTTAAGGAAACTGCTGGAGCGTATATCCTACCTAGCTACGTTTCAATGACAGGTGGACAAATGTTTATCATGGGCGTTCCTGTGTACTCAATCAACGCGGTTACTGCTGGCGATTTCTTCGTTGGTGACTGGGCGCTTGGTTCTCAGTTGTTCGTTCGTCAAGGTGTAACGCTTGAGTTCTTCGAGCAAGATGCCGACAACGTAACTAAGAACTTTGTAACTGTACGCGTGGAGGAGAGAATTGCTTTCGCAGTTTACAACTCTAAGGCGTTGGTTTACGGAAGCTTTGCCGCTGCTCTTGCCTCTGGCTCTGGTAACTAATTTCATAGGTTAGTTTTAGTTGAAATTCCCGCACAATTGTTGTGCGGGTTTTTTTATTTATTTAAAAATCAATAGGTTTACAATAAACCAACGACAAAATTTATGAATATTGTTTTTTTTGTACACGCGTGGGCGGGAACGCATAACTCTGGAGCGGAGTGGACGGTTCAGCATTACGCAAAATATTTGCATCAAAAAGGATGCGATATAAAAGTTATTTTACCTGAAAATCAGATTTACCCGGACGGCGAAAAGTTTTCGTTTATAAAATTTATAACCGGTTATTATTCAAACGATTTCTTTTTGGCATTGCAAAACGCTGACGTTGTATTTACCCATTTAGATAGTACAGGAGTTGCAATCAATTGGTCAAGACATTACAAAAAGCAATTAATTTTTTTAAGCCACAACGACCACGATTATAGAAATGTAAGGTTTAAAGCTAATAACATTCACGTCGTTTATAACAATAAGGCTAACGAAAAAAACATTTACGGCGGTCCTTACCCTAACGCGTCCATTGTTTGCAAACCTCCAATATTTCCAGAGGACGTAAAATATAACCGCAAGCACGGCCAAAACGTAACGCTGATAAATTGCAACGAAAATAAGGGAGGTAAAATTCTAGTTGAACTTGCAAAACGCTTGCCTAAAATTAAATTTCTTGGAGTGCTTGGAAGCTACGGCGAGCAAATTATTGACGACACGTTAAAAAATTTAAAGTATGTTGCCCAAACTCCAGACGTTCATTTGATTTACGGAAAAACAAATATTGTTTTAGTACCAAGCGATTACGAGAGTTATGGTCGTGTAGCCTTGGAAGCTGCTATTAATAGGCTGCCGGTTATTTGTACGCCAACAGATGGATTAAAGGAATGTTTAGGAGCGGCTGGCTTGTATTTTGACCGGGAAGACATTGACGGAATGGCAAATAAAATACAGGAATTAATGAGCGACGAAATATTGTACGATTTTCACCAAAACATTATGCGCAACCTTGCCGAGGAGCGTTTAAAATATCAAGACCAAGAATTGGAAGCATTTTATACCTTTATCCTTGACAAAGCAAAAAAAACATACAATGAGTGATTTATTATTTACACCTAACAACGGTTCATTTACAGGGTATTCGGTAGAATTAACGGAGGGTGCGGTTACTGAGCCAGTTACATTGCAAGAGGCAAAGGATTACGCACGAATAGACGGCAGCACAGAGGACACGTTAATAACTAGCCTAATAAAAATGGCTCGTATTCATTGCGAATCATTTACAGGCAAATCCTTAGTGCCTAAAACCGTAACAATTACGTCATTTACCTATCCCTACCAGTTCCAAATGCCTTATGGACCGCTAACAAATAGCGCAAATATTAGTAAATGTGTTGTGTTAGATGAGAATGACGTTGAAACTGCGTTAACCTATCAAGTTAATACCGGTCTTTACCCTAAATTATTTATTACAGGAGGCGACCAAAGCTATAAATTTAAGTTAGTTTATACCGCTGGATTTGCAAGCGTACCCGAGGACATAAAGCTAGCCATTAAAATGATGGTTAATACAATGTACGAACGACGCGAGGATTTTAGCGACTTACCGGCTATTCCTTCACCTTTAGGAGTTAAAGCGTTGTTAATGCCTTACAAAACTTATAACTGGTTTGGAGCGTGAGAACAAATAAGGAAATTAAAGCGGGCGATTTGCGAGAACGCGTTTCGTTTTATAACAACAATTTAAGCGCTGACGGATACGGTGGTTTTTACTCTGCGGCTGGCTTGGCTTATACTTGTTGGGCAAAGGTTAACAACTTGTCTGGAAGTCGGCAAAATAGCGAGGACCAAATGGTTATTAAAAACCAATGGGAGATAATTATAAGAAACAATCCTTTGGTCGTAATTACAAAGGCAATGCATATTAATTATGCCGGGCAAACGCTTGTAATTAGCAGCATTATAGACCCTAACGAATACGACCGAATGATTAGAATTATAGCAACTGAACGAGAGTAATGTTATCAATAAATTTTAGCAAAAAAAGCGAATCGGATTTTCTTAAATACATAGAAAATTTAAAAGGTGAGTTGGCGGATTTAGTACGCGCTGAGGTGGAGGATTCTATGCTAAAAATTGAGGAAAAGGCAGCAAGCCAAGTTAGAGTTGATACGGGTAACCTAAAAAATAGCATTCAATCCAAGCCTATTAAGGTAGAGGGTAAACAAATAACCGGAGGCGTTGAGGTTGGTGCTGAATACGCACCTTATGTTGAGTTTGGCACAGGCACGGCGGTTAAAATACCTAGCGAATTACAAGAGTTTGCAGCTGAGTTTAAAGGAGATGGTATAAAGCAAGTTAATTTACTAGCAAGACCTTTCTTTTATCCGGAGGTATTTAATCAGCGCAAAGAATTGCCAAAAAGAATAGACAAAACGATTGCGGCATACTTAAAAAGAAATCAATGAGAAATATAAAAACATTTGTTCGCAAGGCTTACTGGTCGGCTCTTAATAATACAATTACCTACAAAGGTGCGCCAGTTCCTTGTTACGATACCTTTGCACCAGATACCGCGGTTTTCCCTTACATTTTAATAGGAAACCAAACGCAAGCGGACGACAAAGACAACCAAGAATTTAATTACGTTACAACTATAGTTTTAGACGTTGTTACGGCTAAAATTGCACCTTATGGTAGACTAGACGCCGATAGTATTGCGGACGAAATTTTGCAACTTGTATGCCTTTATCCGGAGAATTATTTAACGCTAGACGTTGGCAAAATTGTAACGGCTAAATTGGTTCAGCAAACTAGTTTATCAAGCATAACAGACACAAACGTTGTGCATCGTGAAATTTTAACAATTGAGAACTGGATAGATGGCTAAGGTTAACGGCTCAACGCTTTTTATTATTGTAGGCGAGCAAAAGATTGCCAAGTCTAAAGCTTACGAGTTATCAATTGAGATGCAAAAGTTAAATGCCGTCTCAAATACTAACGGAATGTTTGCCGACCATATTAGTAAAATAGGTTCTTGGACGGTTACAACTGAAGCGCTTACCATTTACAACGAATATAGCTACGGCGATTTATACAACTTAATAGTTAACAAGCAACGCGTTTGGCTTTCGATTGGCTCTGAAACTGCTTACACCTTTTTAGGTTTAGCAATGATTGAATCGTTAAGTAAGTCGGCAGAAATGGAAACGGCTGCAACCTTTTCGGTTACCTTTAAAGGCGTTGGCGAATTGTATGCGACCGACCTACCGGCAGAGCGTTTTATTATTGACGAACTATTCGAAAAAATTATTGACCAAGATTCCAATTTTTTAGTTTACACCTAATTTGATTGGTCACAAATTGATTTATACGTTTGCAATTATTCTCTAACCTTTTATTTTTAAAAAAAAATAGAAATAAACTCTTATCAATATGGCTACTACTGGCAAATTTAACGGCACACTCCTAAACGTTTACATTGACAACGTAATTATTGGATGCGCTACCTCTTCCGAACTATCTGTAAATGTTGACCTTGCCGATGCAACTTGCAAAGACGATGGCGGCTGGGCAGACCATATCCACGGTCTTCGCGATTGGTCCGTTTCAACAGACGGATTGGTTGCATACGATGGAACAAACAACATTGGCGACCTTTACACCCTACTAAGCGGCAGAACGTCCGTAACTCTTAAATTCACTACCAACGTAACCGGAGACCTAGTATTTTCTGGAACTGCTAGCGTTGCATCAATCAGCGTATCGGCTGAAATGGAGGCCGCGGTTACTTACTCTGTTGAATTTACTGGTAAAGGCGCTCTCACAAAAGCAACAGTTACCGCACCAAGTACCTAAAAATTTCTAAATTGCCTGTATGAATTACACAGGAAAAACTACTATTAATATAAATGGGCGCACCTATCCGTTAAAATTTGGGATGGGTGCGTTAATCCATTTTAGCGAGGATATGGGTTACGACGTTCAAGAAACGATTGATAGCCTAACCAAACCGGGCGTTCACCAGATTAAAGCCATTGCAAAATTTATCTTTTCAGCTTTACAAGTGGAGGCATTATTTAAGGACCAAGAATTTACCCTAACTTTTGACGAAGTTGTCGACTGGGTGGATATTAATTCACCTTCTGAAATTAGCAGAATTGTGCGCGTTATCATGTTTGGCCTTTCGACTATTAACGAAATAGAATATCCTTTAGAAGACGCAAAAAAAAAGTAAGTTTTAAGGATATTTGGCATTACGGAATCGGGGAGTTAGGCATTGCGCTTGACTCCTTTTATTTTATGTCCTTTGCCGAGTATCAATCTATCGCTTACGGTTACCAAATAAGGGAAAGCAAGCAAGAGAATTTATTTAGAGCGCTTTGGGTTCAGCTTAACAACGTTAACGTTACAAGGAAAAGCGACCTTATAAAAAAGCCAGAGAAATATTGGAAAATTCCTTTACTAGATGCCAAGCCTATTAAAGTTCCAACGGAAAGCGAGAAGGCTAAAGCCTATGAAATTGGGTTACAATGGCAAAACCTTAAATTTGAAGAAGAAGCGAACTTTGATACAATAACAAAGAAAATAAAATGAGCGCAAAATTAGAGGTTGACATAGTTGCCAAAATTGGTGACCTCCAAAAAGGTTTAGACAATGCTGGTAAATCTGTTAAAGGTTTAAACGACAAAATATCGTCCGGTAACAAATCGTCTGCGGAATCAACCAAGGCGCTTAACGACGTATTTAAAGATTTTGGCACGCAATTACAAAATGCATTGTCTAGCGTTGTGCCGTTTAGTGGTCAACTTGCACAAATGGGCAAGTTAATGGGTGGGGTAAGTGGCGGAATGAAAGGCGTAAGTTCAGCGTCTAAATTGCTTAAAACGGCCTTAATTTCTACCGGTGTTGGCGCTATTGTGGTGGCTTTAGGTTCATTGGTTGCCTATTTAGGTTCAACTCAAAAGGGAATGGATACCTTACGAAAGGTAACCGAACCAGTTGCGCAGATATTCCAACGTTTATTAGGCGTTTTACAAAACCTTGGCGGTAATGTTTTTGCTGGTATTAGCCAGATGCTAAACGGCGAGTTAAAGCAAGGATTTGCAACGCTCGCTAAAGGTATTAAACAAGCTGGTCAAGAAACCGCTGGAGCGTTTACTAATGGTATTGCAGCGGGCGAAAGATTGGCAGATTTAACGGTAAAAATTGAGGAAACTCAAAACAATTTAATTCTTGCAACGGCTAGATTAAACAGAGAGATTGCCGAAAACCAAGAACTTGCAATGGACCAAAGCAAGACGGAAGGCGAACGCCAAAAATTTGCTCAAAAAGCTATCGATTTAATTAACGAGCGTACCAAGTTAGAAAATGGTTTGCTTGATATGCAAATAGAAAAAATGAAGCTTGAGCAAGAGGCTAACGATACCGACCGGCAAGGTTATGCGGAATTAAACAAGCTAATTGCACAAAGAGAGGAAAACGAAGCACGAGCGGCACAAGAAAGAAGGCGTTTAAATAACATTGTTAACAAACAAGTTGTTGGCGATTACAAGGCACAAATTGATTCAATGAAAAAGCTTGACCAAGAATTTTTGGCAAGCCATAACGCCGCAGTTAGTAAGCTATCATTTAGAGACCCTTTTGGAGGTAGTACGGAAGACCCAACGAAAAATTTAAGCGCGGACAGATTACAATTAGTACAAAATGCAAGTGCAAAAATATTAGAATTAAATAAAGAAATTGCTAAAACTATGCCGGGTATTGTTGTGCCAGAGGATGCTTTGGAACGTGCAAACGCATACAATGCCGCACAAGCGCAATTGGCTTACGAAACCTCTTTAATTGCTCAAAATATGAATGCGGCTTTATTTGTTGGCGATATGTTTGGGCAAACTTTAAGTCAATTAGCTGAGACTGGTAAAGTAAGTTTTAAAGGTATTATTGATAGTTTAAAACAGATGGCGATTAGATTTGCCGCGGCTATTGCTGCCGCTTTAACGCTTAACATTTTAACAGGTGGAGCAGTAGCCTCTGCTGGTAAAGCTGCGGGCGCAAAAAGTGGTTTTGGAGCGTTACTAAAAGGCGGAGCATTAAAAGGAATAGGCGGTTTAACTCCTTTTGCCAATGGCGGTATTGTCAGCGGACCAACTCCAGCGCTTGTGGGTGAGTATACCGGAGCGCGAACTAACCCAGAAGTAATTGCACCTTTATCAAAATTGCAAAACATGATGGGCGGAAATGTTACCTTTACGATTAGCGGAGACAATCTAGTTGGAACGCTAAACAGAGCGAATAAAACAAGAGCAAGAAAATTCTAAAAGATGGCATACGGCTTAAAATATACCATTCCATTTAAGGACATTGACAACTATTCGAACGTTGTTGAAATCTATCAAGACGGCTTTGTTGGTTCGTCTACGGAATTAATTGCAACCGACCAACCGGCGACGCATAAATACGAGCGCGAAGACAACGAGGACATTACGTCTAGCATTATGTCGGCAACGCTTACGATTTCGTTTTATTCGACAGATAATACGGATTTTAGAAATTTCTTTAGCTACTCGGACCGCGAGTTTTTGGTTATTCATAAATTCGAGGGAGACATTGTATTTAAAGGCTACCTATTAAACGACATAACCGGCGAGCCATTTCAAGACCCGCCTTACCCGGTTGTCGTTACGGCAACGGATGGATTAGGGCAGTTAAAAGAAATTAGTTTGGTTGGTCCTAGCGTTGACACGGATTTAGGAACGTTGATTTTTGACCAACTTAATACGCTTGACCTTGAGTTAGATTTTGAGATTTGCAACGACCTTTACGAGGGTTTAGTAATGGACAATACGTTGTCAATATTTGCCCAAGGTGCTAACGAAAATCTGTTGGTTCAAGAGTTTACATTTGACGAATTAGAGTTAAACGCTTTTGATTTCTTGCTTGAAATTTGCAAGTCGTTTGGCTGGGTTTTATTTCAACGCAATGGTCGTTGGGTTATTCAGCGGGCAATTAGTAGAAACATAGACACGACAATAATTTACATTCACGATTGGAGTACCTACGCGGTTAAGGAGAGTTACGAGAATAGCGCAATAGGTTCAGCGGAGACGTGGTATTTAAATAGTATTGCCGCAAATCCGTATAGCGGCATAGCTTACGGAAATGGTAAATTTGTGGCAGTTTCAAACGGTTCTTTTAATCTTTTGCATTCAAATGACGGCGTAACATGGGAAACCGTAACCGTTGGCTCCTTTGGTTTATCGGACGTAATTTATGCCGATGGTAAATTTGTTGCGGTTGGCGCTGAGTTCTCTGGAGTTGACCTAATAACAAACGTTGAGGTTTCAACGGATGGCGTAAGCTGGACGCGTTACAATCCATTTACTAACGGAATCGCTCCGAAGGCAATAACTTACGGTAATGGCTTATTTGTTGTGGTTGGCAATGGTGGAGGCAATAGAATTATGACGTCAACAAACGGCGTTTCGTGGACTTTACAAAGTGTTTTAGGTAACGATGACAATTGGAACTCTGTTGCATTTGGTAATAATAAATTTGTTGCGGTTTCAACTAGTGGAGGCCAAAGAAATATGTATTCAACTGACGGCATAAGCTGGACAGGCAGCGCAGCAATTATAGGCACAAAAGTAATTTTCGCAAATGGCAAATTTACTACTGGGAAAAATTATTCAACTGACGGAATTACTTGGACGGCTTCAGATTTATTGGTTTCACCACAACAACTTGCATACGGAAACGGTATTTATGTTGGTATAATATTAGCGTCATCTTTAGGTATTGCAATAAGTACGGACGCAATAACATGGGAAAGAATAACAATACCAGCGCTTAACACTTGGGCGGCTTTAATGTATGCGGATTCAAAATTTGTTGCCTTATCCTCAGACGGAACTAACCGTTTAATGATAAGCTATTCTAACGAAGGGCAAACCATTGAGGTTGTTGGCGACCAAGACAACGAGGAAACCAAATGGATACCGGTAAACGCTGACCAACTTTTGCAGTACCAAAGACCTATTAAAAAACTAACGCTAATTCAAGGCGATTTAGGCCAATCGATTGTTGAAAACGGCGAATCATTTGGAGAATCTAGCTGGTTTCTTGAAGGGCCTTACAAGCTTTACGATTGGACGATAACGCCAGACCCGGATTCGGCACCTATTCAAATTTTTCCTAACAATATCCCGGCACAAAGCGGATTTGATGACGAGCAAGGAGTTTCGTGGGACATACGTTTTGAGGCTAACGGAGAGGAAACAGACCAGCCAATTACGTCTAAACCTGTATTCCTAGACTTTACCGGGTTAAGCTTAGATTTAGAGGTAGACATTCAATACGCTACTTTAGCTAGCGCTTTAGCAATAGCAATTAAACACGTTGATAGCGGAGGAACGACAAGGTATTTGCAAACGTCTCTTGTTGGTTCGTTTAGTTTGCTAGAATGGGACGAGGCTTATTATACCTTTGTTTACTATTCTACCAAGGACAACGATACTAGAAAATTTAAACTTACAAGCTTTGTTTTACCTACCTCTGGGTTTTTATCTGTTGAATTAAAATATTTTGGATTAACTGGAAGCGCGGTGGTTACTAACGTAAAGATTACGCCAACTTTTGAGGGTAAAAAGAATCCGACAGAAGTTAAAAAGGTATACGAAACGGCTAGAAATTACACGTCAATTAGAGAGGACAAGTTAGTTTTTAGCGACTTAGTAATTACCGCGTCAAAGAATTGGCTAAGGATAGGCGAATTGCCAGCAATTGTTTTTGTTGAGAAATCGTTAGCGGATACGCCAGATATTATCCAAGTACCAACCGGAGCGGTTACGCAAGTTAATAGGCTTACCGACACGCTTGGCGCAAATACGCTAGACTTTACCGGTGGCGTTGTCAATGGGCAATACCAACGGCAATACGTTGCGGATGCTGGATTTACTATTGATTCAACGTTTATTTTAGTTTCTAGCTTGTCGGGAACGCCGCCAATTGGCTCGCAAATTTTGCCAATTGTTACGACAATTAGCAGCACTCAAAGGAATCTAACGGTTACCTTTGACGATTACGATTACACAGGCGAGGCTAACGTACAAATTCAAGTTTTTTTAAAAGATAGCAACGGCAATAATTACCAAACCTCGACCTTTCTTTTGCAAGTAAATGCAAACGGAACAATTACCTATTCTCAAACAAATCTATCGTTTGAAAACCAAGCGTTATTAGGCGGTTATTCGCCTACTTTACGCGACTGCTACGCTAGAAACGTTTTAAGCCTTTACAACGCTTTAAGCTACCGCCTAGAGGGTTCATTTAGACGCAGAGGTGCGACAATGGGCAACGCTTATTTGCCTGTTTCTCTTAATTATACCGGCTATACTACGGTTCGAATGCAAGTAATTGGCTGGGAGTACGATTTGGCAACACGAGTGGCAAGAATTACCTTTGGACAAGTACCAACGGCATACGTTTATCCAATTTCATAATGGCAAATAGAAGGTTTATAGATTTCCCCATTGCGTCAACTGTCAACGACAACGACATTGTTTTAATTTGGCAAGACGGATTAAACAAGCAAACGACCAAAGGAACGCTAATACAAGGCGCTCCAACGTCTTTAGAGGGTTTAACAGACGTTGACATTGCTGGCCTAATTAACGGCCAAATTTTGCAGTATAATAGCACCACAGGGAAATGGGAGAACGTTGATAGGACCGATATTAATTTGTCGCAACTTGGAGACGTTTCGATTGTTTCTCCTAGCAATGGGCAAGTTTTGGTTTATAATTCCTCAACCTCTAAATGGGAAAACTCCAGCGGTGGTTACGTGCCTTATACTGGCGCCGTTACTACTGTTGATTTAGGTGCGCAAACCATTGAGGCTGGCAGTTTTATAAAAGACGGCGGAACGTCT